AGATTGTGACCCCGACTGTTCCATTCTTTGACCGACTCCGGTTTCGCCGCTCCCTTGTGATCCGCCGTGGTCGGTGTCGCCCACCCCCACAGTACCGCTACCACTTCCTCCAGATTGGATTTGTTGCGGTTCGCCAGTTTCTCTTGGTTCTCCTCCGTGATCTCGGGATGCACCTTGTTCGCTCTCGGCGTAGGCCAACCTGTCAGTTGTGCCGCCACGTCCAACGTGTCCGTGCTGATCTTGCCGTTGCGTATCCGACCCCCTTGATATCCACCCTTGTGATCTCGGGTTGTCGGTGTCGGCCACGAACCAGAGACGTTGCCTGATGTGCGGCGCACCGAAGCCCGCAGAGCAGAGATCGAAAGCCCCGATGGCGTAGTCCGCTCCTTCCATGTCAGCTTGTACAAGGTCGATCCAACCGAGGCCGTCTTTGCTTGCAACTTGCTCTCCAAAGACTGTTGGAGGTCGGCACTCTTCGATGAGGTGAAACCAGTGAGGCCAGAGGTGCCGCTCGTCAGCCATCCCTTTTCTGTTGCCTGCACCGCTGAAAGGTTGGCAAGGACACGATCCTGTCCAGACTGGTCTGTCGTCTTCCCATCCTGCGGAGCGGAGCGCGTGGCTCCAGACCCCGATCCCTGCGAAGAAGTGACATTGAGTAAATTCAAAAAGTTCTTCTGGTTTGACATCCGATATACTCCTTTCATCGACCACACCATCGGCAATGTGACCATCCTTAATTAAATTTCGTAACCATGCCGCAGCATAGGGATCTATCTCGTTGTAGTATGCGCTCATTACGCCACCTCCCGATACTCATAGTTGTAGTTGAACTCAGCATCTAAATAATGCCATGCCTGTTCGTATTCATAATCGTAATTTGTTCCGCCATTTTCCATCTCATCTTCAGCAAGAAGATGCGCCCAATGGTTCAGACTAGGCTCGTGGTTCAACGCTAACTCTTCTTGAAAATAAACGTCACTCATCTTCGACCTCCACTTCTCCAGTGCCACCGCACTCTTCGCAAGGCACTGGTGTAACATCGATAACCCCTACGTCTCGGTTGACGTTGTGAGGACGAGGCACTTCCAATTCGATAATGCCCTCACCGTCACACTCTACGCAAACTTTGGTTCTCGGTTCTTGGCTATAAAATACCTTGTCAAAGATATCGCTCAACATAATCTCCATCGGATCAACCTTATGCATCCTTTCCCTCCCCAGTAAAATCACAGGTGATTGTCATCTCCATTCTCCAATTGTCTGATGGAGTAAGGATCAAAGCCATTTTATCAGCAGCCTCCCAACACATTGAAACGAAAGCCTCAGTGGTGGTAAACCCTTCACTAGCAGACGGAACAGTTAACTCTCCCAAAGAAACTTTGTTCTCGTCCCAAAGTTTAATTTTTGCTTCAAGCATCTTCTTCCTCCCATTCTTTCATGCGCTCTTCGATCTCTTCTTC